TCTCACAATGCTAAGTACTCTTCTGGCATTGACCTTAGCCCATCATAATGACGGCAACCCTTACGGGTGGCACATGAGTTGTGAAAGGTTCCTTCAAAAACGGGTTGAAATTCATTTAGATGGAAATTTAGACTTCAGGTCTAAGCGAAATCTAATCTTGTATTTTCAAACCAAAGTTGACGGTCAGTGCAATGATGTGTTAACATAGTGAGACGCAAGTAAGTCGCGGAACGGAGCGTTCATCCCATGTTTGAGTTACTACTCTATTCCAGTATTTCATGTGAGGGTGCTATCGATATCATCGATCGTATCAATTCACATGAGCATATGGCAGCGGCAATCAGAACGGAACTTATTGAAGTAGTTCAAGAAGCAACCCCTGAGTGTCCATGGGACGCAAACGACTGAAGGAACGGGTAACGGATCCTCCGAAAGGAGAGAAGGTTAATCACCCTATTAATTCAGGAGTCAATTATGAACACCCTCAACCTTATCAGAAAGCAGATCAACAAAGCATCTGCCCTTCACGATGCACAGATCACTCATACTGCATACCGTGGTGTCGAGTACAATGTAAACTGTGCTGAGCAAAAGGATGCCCATGGCACCTATTGCTATCGTGGACACGTCTACACCAAGTGAGGTAGACATGTTAGCACTACAAACAGTAGGATTGATGTCTCTTGGATGCGTAGCATTCATCGGCATGATCTACGGAGAACTTCTCCTTTTACAAAAAGTATGAGGAGGTAGGACAAATGCTGAAGGTCAGACTTGAATATGACCTTCCAGAATTTGATCCAGCGAAACACGATCCAGATAAAACATTTGCTTTTTTAACTTATCGTGGCATACACTATGCCAAATGGGTTAACTTAAAACCCTTTAGCAGCAAATCCTGGAAGATCAGATCTTGATTTCCACACAAAGGACCCAAACGGGTCCTTTTTTGCTATCCTAAATAGGTACAACCTATACAGGAGAGTCATGAAACTTTTTCTGGACTGTTCTGACCCAGAGCTTATCGCCTCTGCATTTGAGACTGGTTTGATCGACGGAGTTACTACAAACCCCAGTCTTATGTTGAAAGCGGGTAAAGACCCGATGCAAGTAATCAAAGAAATTTCCTCTATCTTCCCTTGGAATGCTTCAGTATCCGCTGAAGTTGTGGGAGATACTGCAGAGGAAATGCTTGATATGGCAGAAGACTACCTGGAGATCGGACCAAACATTACTATCAAAGTTCCCTGCACTGTAGAAGGACTAAAAGCATGTAGGGAACTCGCAGACGACGATGTACATGTAAACGTAACACTAATTTTCAGCACGGCGCAAGCATTACTTGCTGCGAAAGCGGGAGCAACATATGTTTCTCCTTTCGTTGGACGTGTATTTGACCAACATTGGAATGGAATTCATCTCATTGAGGAGATTGCAGATGTCTTTGCTACTCACGAACTCAAGACAGAAGTTCTTGCCGCTTCTATTAGAGAACCTATGCAAGTCACCGACGCTTTTAGAGTGGGAGCTGACATATGTACTCTTCCGCTTCCCATCTTTTACAAACTTTATAAGCACATTCTCACTGACAAGGGTCTAGAACTCTTTGATGAAGATTGGAAATCACTTCAAGAAAAATTGTGAGGAATTCTATGACTAAAGAAGAAGTCGAAGTTCGGATTCTAAAGTTAAAGAATGAACTATACGATGGTTCTTGGCACGACAAGAACGGTGAGTGGCACGATGGTGCCCACACAATGCTCAATCGAGTGTTGGATATTATACAAGAGTATCGTCTATGAATAAAAAAAATTTGAAGACCCTCATCCAAGACCTTGAGATCGCAATCGCTGAACTCAAGGCGGAGGTTTATGCTGATCCTTCTGCTTACATAGATAAAGGTAGCAAGCGAACAGCGAGTAGCTACATTGACCAAAACGACGACGACGGAGATCCCGACTGATTATGAAAACCCCTGGATTTTTAACGGACACCCTTTTCTATCTAAGGACATTGACGACTATTTCGGTTTTGTCTATTGCATTACAAACACATGCACTGGTAAAAGATACATCGGAAGAAAATACTTTCACCAACTACGAAAACCTAGAGGTGGAGGTAGGCGAGTTAAGAGTGAGAGCGACTGGAAAAAATACTACGGAAGTTCTGCTGAACTTACTGAAGAACGTAAGAGGATCGGGAATCTCGCCTTTAGACGTGACATATTAAGCCTACATAAAACAAAGGGTCTCACAAACTTTGAGGAGACCCGACAATTATTTCTCAACAACGTACTTACGGAGGCTATGACAGATGGGACGCCTGCTTTCTACAACAGCAACATACTTGGTAGGTACATGCGAAAAGATTATTTCAACCCTTGACCGAAGACCCTGAACCTGCTATACTTACAGGGTAGTTGAGGGACACCAATGCACATTGACTTTGAACCTGAAACTGAAACCTCTCTTGAGGAACAGTATCTAGATCAACTCATTGATCAACTTCACATTCTTGCTGAGCGAGGATTTGAAGAAGACGCTAAGCGTCTCAACGTGTCTATCAACTCTGCCCATAAAATTCTGATGGGTCAGTAGTTCAGCGGATAGAACAACGCTCTTCTAAAGCGTGTGTCGGGGGTTCGATTCCCTCCTGACCCGTTGCCCTTAGGGGCAAAACGGTCCATTGAGGAAAAGCACATGACTACAACACAAAAGTTCTCGTCTTGTCTCGAAATTCTTTATGAAGCTGTTGACAGGCAAGTGACACTTGACATCGAGTATCCTATCATTTATAATCAAATTCTGAAACACTATGAGGAGAAAGGTGTCGATTTCTATGGTGATGTAGACGAGGATTACGACATCCTCCTAACCAAACTTGAACAGGACCTATTTTATTATGAAAACTGAAGTTCTTCTAGAACGCTATCCCTATCGTTATGTCCAGTCTGGGACGATCGAACTCAACGGTCGTCCTGACTATCGAATTCAAAAGTTCGATGAATGGACTAAACGATACAAAGACATGTATCTTCTAGACAATTCAATTCAATTGGATTATGCTATGGAAGATTTTGAATACACGAAATGGTTAGATCCAGACCGTGTACCCTGCTATGTTCGCGACCGAGTAAAACCATGACATCTTATCAAAAAGCAATCAAAGCACTCGAAGAATGCGTCAAAGACGCAATGGAGAATGATGTTGACCCTGGTCTCCAAATGGAAATCTGGCGTCACTATCAAGGCATGAAGGCGATCGATCGTCAACTTCCTAAACCTCCTCGCTTCTCTTTCAAACTTGATGGAGTAGATAGAGTCTTTGATGAATATGATCCTGACTATAATATCCAAGCAGCACAACCAGTTGACTTGGGTGATACATATGGTAAGGACGTAATCACGTTCTCTTGATCTTTGCCAATAGATCTAAAACTAAATGGTTTTAGGCGCGACAGAAGCAAATATTCCTAGTTTACTAACTAGGTGGTGGAGTCAAGTTGACCCTTATCTGGGACGCTATATGCGTCCCTTTTTTATATGAACTTATTATCTGCATTTCTCTTAGACAAAATTGGATTAATTTGTGAGCAGATTCCTCCTGAAGAATTTGAGGAACTAACTGAATGTGCATACGAAGGATTAGAAAATAAAATTCCTCTTGGTGATCATCATTCGATATCAATCAAGGAAGAGTATAAGATGCGTATTCCAAGAAGGTTCTCTGCTTGGATGACTAATACTGTTCATGAAAAGATGACACGTCATTGTCGTGAGTATGGTTTCTACAACATGCCAAGAGAGGGATTATTCATTCCTATGATGTGGGTGAATAGAATGAAAAGAGGTGACCAACATCAAGTGCATCAACACAACAATTCATTGTACTCCTTCAGTGCATACATTTCATGTGGTGATAATGATGCTCCGTTCTTTTTTATGCATTCAGATCACATCGAATATCTCCAAATCAATGAACATAGTTGTGGGAATACTCTGATATTTCCATCTTCACTCCCGCATAGTGTAGCAATGAAGACCACTGACGGAGAAAGAATCAGCGTTTCAGGAAATATCGTCTTTGATTGGGGCTTGACAATGTAAAGAAATGCTATATAATAGTAACAGTTCTTTACATAAGACAATGACCGTTACAACGAATGAATTTGGGCAGAACAATATGTTCGCCAAAGAACCTCAAATGTATGTCTCTAAGACTGACGCTGAGCGTTATGGTTATGAGACCTATGCAGAACGTGCTGAGAAACTGAATGGTCGCACAGCGATGCTCGGTTTTGTAGCAGCAGTTATTTCATATGCTACTACTGGTAGTATCTTTTTCTTTGGTGCCTTCGGCATCTAATGATTCCCTCACTTTTATCACTAAATTTTTATCGGAGATTTACAATGACACCTGAAGCAGAAAAGTTTAACGGTTGGGCAGCAATGGTTGGTATCATTGCAGCATTTGGTGCGTACGCAACTACAGGACAATTGATCCCTGGAGTATGGTGAACGATATGCTGGTCATAGCAGCGTCTCTCATAGGAGGGTTTATATTTGCATCCCTATTGAGTGAGGACGTAGATGATGATGATCATCATGACGGCGGAATGTTACAACCATTACCAGTTCAAGCACCTAACCCTGTCTAAATAATTTCTTTGTATAGGCAATGCTGACCGATCTCTATCAAGACATGGAAACTCTGAACGCTCTTTATGAAGAGTTATGCTGGGATCCAGAAACACCATTAGAGTTTAAAGCAGATTACGAAAACGATCGTATTATTATCACGCTAAACAAAGATAAATAAAATTGAATATCGTCGTCGCATGACAACGGGGTAACTGGCACAATCCAGTTAACGCCCCGTTTTTTATGTGCTATAATATGGAGGTAGTCTCATGAAACCTATGTCTATTGCAACAACTCTTGGTGCCCTTACCATAGGAGCAGGTGCTCTTACTATAGGTATCCAGTCTGTTCCTGAGGCACCTCCGCCAGTGGTTGAGATTACCGTCGATGAATATGAACCTAGATGGACCTTACCTGGCGGTAGTCACAACGAAAAATATGTCCTCGAACAACTACAAGAACACACCCGAATCACCGATCGCAATGCTCTTGCTGCGATCATGGGTAACATTAAACAAGAAAGCAACTTCCATTCCAACATATGCGAAGGAGGGGCTAGAATTCCTTACGACGCTTGCCGTAGTGGGGGTTATGGTCTTATTCAGTGGACCTCAATAAACCGCTATAATAATCTCGGTAAGTTCTGTGAGAAGTATGGTTGTGACCCAAGCAGTCTGGAAGGTCAGACTCGTTACATGATCAACGAATCTGTATTTCAACGCAACCTTCCAGAGTTTGAAGGTCGTGGTCACACAGTGTCTCAGTACATGGTGCCCTCTTACTACTGGTTAGGTTGGGGTATCAAGGGTAATCGTGAGATCTATGCTTACGAGTATGCCCAAAAACTCGTTAAAGTATGAGTATAAATACTCTAATTTTTGTCTTGACGGGAAAACCGAACTCCTGTATACTAAATAGGTAAACAAATGTTAAGCACTTCGCTTTTCTTTTACCGACACCCCATCAACCGAGACCTATAGGGTGTATAAATCACGTCTCTCATATCCTGTCTTAGGGTGGCAGGAAATAGTAACTCCACCATTTCCCTGATGGTCTTACTTATTCTTATTCAAAATGGCTAGTTCAACTCTGTCACGCTCTCGCGTGTCTAACTGGGAATCCTTTTGCGATTGGGTTACCAGCACTAACAACCGTCTGTATGTCGGTTGGTTCGGCGTTCTGATGATCCCTACGTTGCTTGCAGCAACCATCTGTTTCATCATCGCCTTCGTCGGTGCTCCTCCTGTGGACATCGATGGTATCCGCGAACCAGTTGCTGGTTCACTCATGTATGGTAACAACATCATCTCTGGTGCAGTTGTTCCTTCTTCTAATGCTATTGGTCTTCACTTCTATCCCATCTGGGAAGCAGCAACCCTCGACGAGTGGTTGTACAATGGTGGTCCTTTCCAACTCGTAGTTTTCCACTTCCTGATTGGCATCTATGCCTATATGGGTCGTGAGTGGGAACTCTCTTACCGTCTCGGTATGCGTCCCTGGATCTGTGTTGCATACTCTGCTCCAGTCGCTGCAGCATCTGCTGTATTCCTCGTCTATCCTTTCGGTCAAGGTTCTTTCTCTGACGCGATGCCTCTTGGTATCTCTGGTACATTCAACTACATGCTTGTCTTCCAAGCAGAGCACAACATTCTGATGCACCCCTTCCATATGCTCGGCGTTGCTGGCGTATTCGGCGGTTCTCTGTTCAGTGCAATGCACGGTTCTCTGGTTACCTCTTCGCTGGTTCGTGAAACCACCGAAACTGAGTCCCAGAACTATGGTTACAAGTTCGGTCAGGAAGAAGAGACGTATAACATCGTCGCTGCTCATGGTTACTTCGGTCGCCTGATCTTCCAATACGCATCCTTCAACAACTCCCGCTCGCTGCACTTCTTCTTGGCAGCATGGCCTGTTGTTGGTATCTGGTTCACTGCACTTGGTGTTAGCACCATGGCATTCAACCTGAACGGTTTCAACTTCAACCAGTCTATCCTTGATAGTTCTGGTAAGGTTCTGCCTACTTGGGCAGACGTGCTCAACCGTGCTGGTCTGGGTATGGAAGTTATGCACGAGCGTAATGCTCACAACTTCCCTCTCGACCTTGCTGCTGCTGAGTCCACTCCTGTGGCACTCACCGCACCTGCTATCGGTTGATATAGGTTACACACAATTCGATAGGACCCTTCGGGGTCCTATTTTTTTTCCTAATTATGTGAAGTTTTATGATTGAATTACTTACTTACTATGTTATTGTCGCCGTCGTCTTCGTTGGGGCACCTGGAGTCTTCTTCTTCATCGTCTTCATGCCCGCTCT